CCGCGATGGGCTGGTGCAATACTCAATCACCATTCAGCGGGCATTGAAAGACCGGAGGCAGCGTTTATGATGCGCCTATTCATTGAAGGGCGGCAGTTGGACATTGCCGAAAACGAGGCATTGCAGGTGACGCGGGAGATCGCGGACATCCGCGAACCCGATGCCCGGTCTTCCGATTGGAGCAAGACGTATCGCATACCCGGCACTTCCAACAACAACAAGATTTTCGGCCACATCTTTGATATCAATCAAGAGCAGTTAAACACCGGCACTCAGTTCGCGCCGGACTTTAACCCGAACAAGAAGGCGGCTGCACTTGTGACCGTGGATGAGGTAGAGCAGGTGCGCGGATACATGAGGTTGCTGAACATCAACGTAACCCGGCGGGGCGAGATTGAATACGAAGTGAGCGTGCATGGTGTCGCGGCTGACCTGTTTGCGAAGATTCGCAACTTGCGCCTGTCGGATATTGACCTGAGCGAGTTTAACCACACCCTGAACCGTACCAACATAAAGGACAGTTGGTCGCACGTTCCGGCGGATGGGTACGTTTATCCCATGATTGACAGGGGGCGGAGCGATATACCGTTTTCCATCCTTTGGCGGGTGCAGGATTTTTACCCGGCCATATTTGCAAAAACCCTAATTGACAAGATTCTTAGCACAGCCGGGTTCAGTTACACATCCGATAGCTGGTTCAATTCCGAGCCGTTCACAAAGTTGGTGATTCCTGCGCCCTGCACGCCGCAGGTGAACGAATCCACGGTGAACGGGCGCAAGGCGAAGGCAAGGCGGAGCAGCGATGCAACCTACACCGAAGGCCAGACCATTGTATTTAACGACGATTCAAGCGGCGGCTATTACGATAACGGCGGCAACTTCAACACCACTACCGGAAAGTACAGCAGCCCCACCGGCGGCGGCAGGTTTTCGGTGACAGGGCGTATTGACGTAAACATTTCGGGCCTTTCCCATGTGACATATCCTTACCTGACAATGATTGTCGGAGTGTATGTCAGCGGCAAGTTAGTCGAGCAGCACAATCCATTGCGGATAACCAATGCCAGCGGCGCGGGTGCGAGCAAGGTGTTCACGTTCACGATTAATGACGTGTATGCAGACAAGGCAGACCTAATCGACATCCGCATTCTTGAAGTGCAGGACTATTCAGATACGCGCATGGGTGAGATTGTGACCGGGGGCACGATTACAATTAAGACCGGCAGCTACATTCAAATAGACCCTGTGCAGACTTCTTACGGCTTAGATAGCAGCGTGGACTTTAACGGCATCTTTACCGGCGGCACATGGAAGCAGGATGATTTTCTAAAGGGCATCATTAGGCTCTTCAATCTGTACATCGAACCGACCAGCAAAACCAATGAACTATTTATTGCGCCTCGCGATTCCTTTTACCGCAACACGGTAGTGCATGACCTGACCGAAAAGATTGACCGCTCGCAGCCGCTCAAGATTACGCCAATGGGGGAACTGGATGGAAACCCGTATGTGTTCACTTACGCGAAAGGCGAAGACCCCGACAGTAAAGAGTATGTTGAAGCGATGGGAGTCACCTACGGCGAAGCGCGGGTGTTTGTGGACAACGACCTGATTAAGCAGGAAAAGAAGATTGAAACTGCCTTCGCATCCACGCCGTACAGCACGGAAAGCAGCAACAACTTCCGGATTGCATCGATGGAAAACGCGGACGATAAAAGCGGCACTCTTCGCATTCTTTATTGGAGCGGACAGATTGGAGATGAAGAATGGATACTTTGCGATAAGTACAACCCATTCAGCATTTCAGGTACAGAGGTAATAGTTGACGGATATCCGCACGCCGGCCATTTAGATGACCCGTTCACCCCGACGATTGACCTTTCTTTCGGGATGCCCGCATACGTGAACCTACCGGCGGGCGTGACCTATACCAACAACAACCTCTTTAACAAGTATTGGCGCAAGTACATCGCGGAAATAACCGACCGAAACAGCCGGATCGTGGAAGCGATGGTATACGTCAAAACATCCGATTGGCTCAAGTGGTCATTCCGTGACCTGTTCTTTTTCGATGGCCAATACTTCCGCCTAAACAAGATCATTGATTACCCCATTGGCACGGCTGACCTGACCCGCTGCGAGTTTCTGAAGATTCGCGAAGGCGCGGCTTTCGTACCGGCCACAGGCAGCGCAGGGCAGGGGTACGATATTAAGGATGATAACAACGACCGCTTTCCGGACATCCGCACGCGAAAGGGCGGCAGTAAGAAGCGGTTCAGTTGGGCTACCTACGGCGGCAGCAACGAGCGGGAAAAGAACCCCATCCGCGACTGGACACAAGGCGTTGTGAATCTTACTGCAAAGAATGTCGGCACACCAAGCAGCGGCGATAACTTCCGCGTGGCCGTACAATGGGACGGCGCGGATTGGAATATTAATCTCATTCAAGAACCATAATGGCAAAAAAGATAGTACAGCCGGTTGAGGTGCAAGCCTCGGTGAAAGGCGATGAATCGGTAAAGAGTTTCCGCGCTCAGTTGCGAGAGGCACAGCAGGAAGCATTGCGGCTGGCAGAGGCATTCGGCGAAACCGATGCGCGGACATTGGCAGCGGCAAGGCGCGTTTCTGAATTGAAAGACCGGATGGATGATGTAAACGCCACTATTCGCGGACTTCATCCTGACAGGTTTCAGGCCATCGCCAATATCACCGGCACAATGGCCAATGGTTTTGCGGCTGCTCAGGGCGCGGCGGCATTGCTTGGCGGCGAATCTGAAGACCTTCAAAAGGCTATGCTGCGCGTACAAGGCGCGATGGCCTTTGCTCAGGGCGTGTCAGGTCTTAAGGACATGAAATTCATGCTTGCGGGCATCGGTCAGCAGATTATGTCAGTCGTTGTTCCCGCGTTCAGTTCTTTGGCGGGCGCAGCGCGGGCGTTTGGCGCGGCCTTGGGTATCGGTATAATTATCACCGGTCTTACCCTTGTCATTCAGAACTTCGAGAAAATAGAAAGCTGGCTCAGGCGCATTGCGGGTCTTCCGGATTGGAAGAAGTTAGAGGCTCAAAACAAGGCTCGGATAGCCAGCATGGAGCGCGAAATCGAATTGATGGAAGCGCGTGGGGAAACAGAAGCCAAAATAATGATGGCAAAGGCTAATGCGATTGTTGAAGAGCGAAAGTTGTTGCGCGATAAGAAAAGCCTGAGCGAAGAGGAAAAGAAACACTATGACGATTTAGGCCATGAACTAAACGTGCTTGTTGCCCGTGCGACTGCTATGCGCGTAAAGACCGAAAAGGAGGCACAGACACAGCAGACCGAAGACATGGAAGCGGCTGAAAAGGAGCGGCGGGAAAAGGCCAAACAACGGCAAGAGCAAGCAGCGGCAGACCGCAAGGCAGCACGGGATAAGGAATTAGCAGATTTCAAAACCTACGAAGCACAACGCAAGGCTGAACTTGATGCACGATGGGCGGCGGAGGCTGAGGCATATAAACAGCGCAAGGCGGAAGAGGCAGCAGCCGAAAAAGCCCTATTAGATGAACAGGCAGCAGTTTACAAGGCATTCGAAGACGGACGGGCCAAGGTAGTTGAAGAACGCCTGAAACGGCAACAGCAAGCAGAACAGGCAGCCTTTGAAAACAGGCGCACTATTGAAGCTGCAACATCTCAAAGCCTCGGTGCATTGGCTTCACTATTCGAGCAGGGCAGCGCAGCGCAGAAAGCCTTTGCACTTGCACAAATAGCAGCCGATAGCGGCGCGGCAATCGGTGCTGCACTTCGCAACAGCCAAAGCCCAACACCTGACAATGCGGCCACGGGCGGTCTCGCAGGTTTGGCAAAGTTTGCGGCCATCGCGGCTGTCATCATCACTAATTCAGCGCGAGCGGTTCAGATAGTGAAAGGCGGAAAGGGCGGAGGCTCGATGCGAACACCCTCACCGCAACCCGGCGGCAACATTGCGCGGCCATCCCTGCCATCCTCATCCACCCTTGGCGGCGGATCGCAGATGGCGGGCGAATGGAACACCCGCGTATTCGTAACCGAAGGCGATATAACCGGCACACAGCGCAGGGTGAATATGCTCCGGGGGGCAAGCGTGATATGAACGGCAAGCTCACAGACATTCAGCGGCGGTATCTGAATCGATTAGGGCGCGGGCAGGTAGAGCAGCCGACCCTATCGGGTGACCTGCTGTCCGACCTGGTTCACGGATGGACGGAGTACACCACGGAGCGGCTGAAACAAAGCCTGCTGAATTCCAAGTTACCCGGAAACCCTACCTCAGGCCGGGCAAGCATGAGCCTGTTCCAGTCTCTCGACGCAGCTCGGACGCGCAAGATGGGCAACGAAGTGCGCGGCGCAATTAATGCGAATGACTACTACCAATGGGTAGACGGCGGGCGCGGGCCAACGCGCAACCGTGGCAACGGGCAGTTAGTTCCGGCATTGCAGGACTGGATTGCTTCAAAGGGCATTCAGGTAAGGCAGAGCGCGGCGGAATCTTCGCAGACGGTTATGGAGCGCAACAAGTCATTGGCTATTGCCATTGCCCGCAAGATTCATGCAAATGGCTACGGCGGTAACCAGTTCTTTTCCAAGGTCATAAACCAACAGACCTTCGACGAATTCAGCGAATATCTCGGACAGGCGATGGGGCAGCAGATTGCTACCTCATTCCAGATTCTCAGCCAAAACCGCGACAGATAGCCATTTGATACATTATAGGTAATGGACAATGTCTATTACTTAGAAATCGAAGACGGCGATGGCCTGACACAGGTTAGCCTTGTGCAGTCACCTGCTATTGAAGAAGACTTTCATTTTTTCAGCGCACAGAAAGACCCGCTGGCATTCGCGATTGAATCCGAAGAGCGGCGGCTAATCACAGGCCCGGCCATGATTGCGGAAAAGCCCATCATGCGAAAGTCTGAATCCGGTGAGACTTATTATGTGAAATTCAGTAAGGAGACCATCCGCAAGGCCGTCAAGTTGTGGGCATTGCAGAACAAATACAACGCGGTAAATGCTGAACACGCAAACCCGGTCGGCGGTGTATACCTGATGGAGTCATGGGTTACAGACGAATCGCGGGGCATCGCAGCCCCGAAGGCATGGTCAGACGCAGCCGATGGCAGTTGGTTTCTCACTTATTATGTCGAGAACGACCAAGTGTGGAAGGATGTGAAGGACGGCAAGTTCCGGGGCTTTTCCATTGAAGGGTATTTTACGGACAAGCCAGCCGCAGCCGAAGAGGAAACCATGTCGGCTATTGCGGCCATCCTCGCAAAGTGCGACAATCTCAAATTCGAAACATTATCAGAAATGAGCGCAATCAATAAACTGAACGAAATCAAGAAGCTGCTGGGCTTTTCCGTAGAGGGAGAACCGGCGGTGAAGTTCGCAGAGTCCACCCTTGTGGATGGTACGGTAATCCGTTTTCCCGGTGATGAAATCGCCATGCTGGGCGTAGGCTCGGTATTGGAAGTACAGACTCCTGAAGGTGACTTCGTACCTGCCCCGGACGGAACGCACGAAACCGCTGAAGGCTACTTGGTCACCACCGAAGCCGGCATCGTGACCGAAATCGTGGAGAAAGCACAGGAAGAAGCACCCGCTGAAGAAATGGAAGTTGACCAGTTCGCCGCGATCCGCGAAGAATACTCAGCCAAGTTCGCTGAACAGCAGACCGCAATCGAAAAGTTGACAGCCGCCATTGAGCGACTGACCAATGCGCAGGCCAAGACCGTGGAAGTGATTGAGCAGTTTTCTGCCATCCCTGCTGCTGAGCCTGTAAAGAAAGTAAATGGCCTTCGGGGCGAAGCTGCACGCCGCGATGAGCAATTAGAGAAGTTCGCAGCCGCAATTCGCAACATCAAAAACGCAAAATAAAACATGGCATTCGTAGTTACAGACCTCGACAATTACGGCAAGGAAGACCGCCTTCCCCTGCTGTACAAAGCCCTCTTCGGCTCTCCCACCGCAAGTATGCTGCAAGGCGCAGGGCAGGTTATCCCCGGCATCAAAACCTCGGACAACCTGAACATCCTCGACAGCACCATCTTCTTCCAGGCTAATGGCTGTGAACCTACTACCTCAGGTAGCACCACATTCAGCAAGCGCACTTTGTCCGTAGGTGACATTCAGGTTTATGAGACCCTCTGCCCGAAGGCTCTGAAGGTGAAGTGGATGCAGACTCAGATGGCCGCTGGTTCACGCGGTGACAATGAGCTGCCCTTCGCTGAGCAAATCGGAAACGAGAAAATTCAGAAAATCGCCAACGAACTTGAGACCGACATCTGGGCAGGCACTATCGCAAACAACCAGTTTGACGGCTTTAACACCATATTGACCGCTCTCGGATTTGGCGGCGCAGGCGATCCTATCGAAGGCAACCCGACCACCGGCGGCGGATGGACAAAGCTCACCAGCTTGACAACTTCGAACATCGATGACGCGGTTCTGAAGATGGTGAACCAGGCACAGGCTTCCACAGACGGTAAGGCCATCCTTTCCCGCGAAGATCGCTTCTTCGCAATGGGTGTTGACACGTTCCTGTTGTACAAGCAGCACCTGATTGCAGCCAACAACTATCACTACAACCCTGAGACCGGCGAACAGTTCATGTGCATCGAGCCTATCACAGGCACAAAGGTGTACGGTCTGCCCGGCCTGAATGGCACGGATAAGATTCACTTCAGCTATTGGGCTAACTACTACATCGGTACTGACCTCGTGGGCGAAGAAGAGCAGTTTGAATTCATCAATGACCCGGTGAAGAAGAACGTGATTTTCAACGCTGAGTTCAAGTACGGTGTTCAGGTGGCTTTCCCAACTCAAATCGTGTACTTCACCCTCTAATCGAGAGGCAAACATTTAACCGAAGGGGCGGGTAAATAGCCCGCCCTTTTTTTTAACCTAAGAAAAAGACATGAGTTGCATTTTAACCACCGGATTTTCGCACGATTGCAAGGACGCAGTCGGGGGCGTTGACAAAATATGGCTCGTTGAATACGAAGCCTTATCCTCTTACACTTCAGCAAGCGGCGAAATAACCGCGCTGACTCTCAACGGCGGCAAGGCGTTTTTCAAATACGAACTGCCGAAAGACACCGCATCATTCACCAATACCATCACCCCATCGGTAGAGAATGGCACGGTGTTTAATTCAACCGAACTGAACATCAAGTTGCGCAAGCTGAGTACCGCC